TGCCGTTCTCCCAGTTCATGTGGATGTTGCCTGCGTCGTCGATGATCGCAACCGAACCGATCGTACCGGGCGGCACTGGCGCGATGTCGTCCGCCATGCGGATCAGGCGGATGCGAGTGCCTGCTGGATAACGCTCCCGCAGGACTTTCAGTTCAGCTTCATTCGGAAACCGCATCGTCAGCACCTCCTTCGGGCTTGCCGTGACGAAAGGCGGAGCTTCCGGTCAGGTTGCGGAGCAGTACCTTGCGGGCTGCCTTGTAGTCTGCACCGATCATGCCAAGGCGCAGGAGGAAGCAGCGGAATGCGTACTTCTCGTTGTCGCTGGCGTCCGGCTTGTTGACCACGCGCTGCAGGTTCTTTGCAAACTCGCAGAACATGGTGATGAATTTGGCGTAGGCATCGGCATCGCCGTCCTGCCGGATCGTGAACCACGGGAACTCGATGGTTTCCTCGCACTCGTTGACTGCAAGGCTCTCCGTTTCAAGGGCGTGCTTCAGTAGCGTTTCCTTGTTGGCGATGAGCTGGAGCAGATTGTTCATCGACTGCTCCGTGAAGAAATCCCTCGGCATCGAAATCGTCAATGCTTCCGGCTCATCCTCTGCGGTGTAGCCTGCTTTCTCCAGCCCGTCCAGAACATTCTCGATGACCTCGGTGTCCATACGGTCTGCGAAGGAAAGCACCGCATCCTTGCTCAGGGTGAAGAACCCGATCTCGTAGGCGCAGCTCGGAACGCCGCAGTAGCGGACATCCATGTCTGCCAGCTCGCCGATCTTCTGTGCCAGTGCCTTGCGCTGGCTCTTTTCAATATTGAATCTGATATTCATGATGTGACCTCCTGTTTTTCACCGCTTGCTGCGGTTTTGATTGTAGTCACATATTAACTCTGAACCGCACAGATAGCAAGACTGTAAAACGGAGAATATGTGCGGGACGGTTTTTCTGATATTTGTGCATATTACAGCGACTCCAGATATTGACATATCGGCGGATGTGCTGTATAATCATAGTAATAGAAATCGGTATTTATTGAGCCGATTAACTTTCAGTTTTTTTGTTATAGTTAAGTTTTTCGGGTGGGGATAAAGCATGAACAACCAACCTAAAGAAGCATTTCCAGATTATCTTGATAACGCCAAAGTGCTGTATTTTACACCAAAGGGAAACTATGGTGATCTATATTGTGACGACGGTACTATTATGGCCCATTTCACTTATATGGCAATCTGCAAATATGAAAAATCTGACGGATATTATCTGTTCATGTGCAACGAGAATTTTGAAGTCGAGACAGATACATTATGGAATTCAATTGAGCAGTGTATGGGTGTTAAGCATGTAGGAGATAATGACGAGGGTGATGTTCTCTGGATCGAGAAATCGTGAATTAAATAAATCAAGAAATATGAATAAGGATAGTGCATTATATCGGAAGTTAATCGACAAATTCCAGTGTGCTGAGGCACTGTAAAACCGGGAATTTGTAAGGATGGTAATGAAAACATGGAGATCATGACATATCAGGAAAAGTACAAGAATCAGATTGTAGACCTTATACTGGATATTCAAAATAATGAGGCTAAGATAAATCTATCGTTAGACGAGCAACCCGATTTAAAAGATATTACGTCTTGCTATGAATATGACGGTGGAGAGTTTTGGATTGCAGTTGATGACGGAGTTGTTATCGGTACATTGGCATTGATGAATAAGGGAAACGGAAACGCCGTTTTGAAAAAAGCATTTGTAAGAGCAGATCACAGGAAGAAGGGCGTTCTGAGTAAACTATATAATGAGCTTTTAGCTTTTGCAAACAGCAAGGATATTCATACCATTATCTTTGATACTCCTTCTGTGGCAACGAACTGCCATCATTTCTTCGAAAAGCGTGGGTATAGAAGGATCGCAAAGGATGAGTTGCCGTTTGAATACCATTATCCAGACAGAGATTCATATGTTTATATGATAAACCGATAAATTCCAGTTTATCGGGATAACAGACAGTTACACAAATCGGTATTTGGAAGTGAAAGAATGAAACCATTTTCATATTATGATAATCAAGCGATGGAAAAATGGTGGGACCCAGCTCATGAAAAGAATCCAAATGATTTTAAAAATGCAAGAGTCATTGTGTTCGCTCCGGATGAGAGCGACCTCCATGAGCTAACTTTATTCTGTATAAGAGTATTAGACCATAATGGAGCATGGGATTTTAAAATTGAACATATTGATAGTGAAAAACAAAATATCATCACTTTCAAATATAATGGAACAATTACTGCGTTGAATGCTATTTCTAAAATTCGTTCTCATTGCGTCCACTTCATAAAATGGGAGTCTATTGATTGACAACTTCCAGTTTATCGGGATGACAGACAGTTACACAAGTCGGAATATAGAGGTGTAATCAGATGAAGCATAAGTTCTTTGAAATAATTGAATACCAAAAAGAGTATGAACCTCAACTGATTTCCTTTTTAGAAAGATGTCTGCCAGAATCACACAGATGTCTGGATATAAACGGCAGACATAGCTATTACCTGAACATTGCGGAACATTTTGCGGGGTTCTGGTGTATGTTTGACGACAGCAAGATTATTGGAACTGTCGCTGTTTCTGAATTGGAAAGAAAAATCTGTGAGCTGAAATCATTATATCTGTTAGAAAAGTATCAAGGTATGGGATATGGAAAGAAAATGCTTATCTACGCAATAAATCAAGCTAAAAAATTCGGCTATAAGAAAATGTATCTTGATTCTTTGTCTACAAGTACAAAAGCTATCGCTTTATATCGCAGAGTCGGGTTCAAGGATACTGAAAAGTATAATTCAAGTATATACTCAGATGTGTTTATGGTTTTAGACTTATAAATTCTGATTTATGCGAATAACACGCTTTCATGCTTCCTTCGTTTCCACCTCTTTGACCAGATCGGAATAAGGAATCTGCTTTCCGTTACGAATCACATACACGCCTTCGGCATTCCCGGTATCTTCAACATAGCGCCGGAGGATGACGGAGGCGTATTTTTCGTCAAGCTCCATCATGTAGCAGATGCGGTTCATCTGCTCACACGCCATAAGCGTCGAGCCGCTGCCGCCGAAGGTGTCGATGACCACAGCGTTTTCCTGCGTGGAGTTGCAGATAGGATAACCGAGCAGGTCGAGGGGCTTGGAAGTCGGGTGGTTGGCGTTCCGCTTCGGCTTGTCGAAATGCCAGATGGTCGTCTGCTTGCGGTCGGAATACCACTTGTGCTTGCCATTCTGCATGAAGCCGTACAGCACCGGCTCGTGCTGCCACTGATAGTCGGAGCGTCCGAGGACGAGGCTGTCCTTCACCCAGATGCAGCAGCCTGCAAGGTGGAAGCCTGCATCGACGAATGCACGGCGGAAATTCAGCCCTTCGGTGTCTGCATGGAATACATAAGCCGCACCGCCTTTTTCGAGGTGGTCTGCCATACACTTAAATGCGGAGAGCAGGAAGCTGTAGAATTCCTCATTCTTCATGCTGTCGTTCTGGATGGTAAGCCCGCTGGCACTCTTGAAAGATACACCGTAGGGTGGATCGGTCAGGATCAGATTTGCCTTGACATCGCCCATGAGTGTATTTACATCTTCTGGGCTGGTCGCATCACCGCACATAAGGCGATGCCTGCCGACCGTCCACACGTCACCGCGCTCCACGAAGGATGCCTTCTCCAGCGCAGCGGTCAGGTCGAAATCATCGTCCTTCGCATCGCTGCCGGTTCCGTCAGAGAACAGGTCAGCCAGTTCCTTTTCATCGAAGCCGGTCATGGAAAGGTCGTAGCCGAGGTCTTGCAGTTCCTGCATCTCCACGGCGAGAAGCTCCTCGTCCCAACCTGCGTCCAGTGCCATACGGTTATCGGCGAGGATGTAGGCTTTTTTCTGTGCATCGGTCAGGTGATCGACATAGACACACGGCACCTCCGTGATGCCTTCCTCCTTCGCGGCCATCAATCTGCCGTGACCAGCGATGACATTGTACTCCCGGTCGATGATGACGGGATTCACGAATCCGAACTCACGCAGCGAGGAACGCAGCTTCTTGATCTGCTCCGGCGAGTGAGTGCGGGCGTTATTTACATACGGGATGAGCTTATCGGTGCTGACAAGCTGAAAGTCAGTCGTTGTTTTCATGTGTACCTCACTTCCTGCTGCGGAGTAGCTGCTCCATCATATCGTCCTGCGGAGAGCCATCAAACTTGGTTGTGCAGTTCTGCTTCACGATATCGAAAATTTCATACCAGAGCAGATTTGCCTGTTTCTGATAAGACTGGCTGAGCGATGCGAACGGAGAAGCGACCACGCCGCCGGTCGTCGGATGTTTGCCGAGCAAACCGTAGGTCGAGAGCGCGTCCTCGCACTGTATAAATCGGGCGAACGCCAGCGAGTAGCTTTCGAGCAGACGCTTGTTCACCAGCTTTTCGCAGCCACGGTTTTTGAGCCAGAGCCATGTTTCCTTGTAGATTTCATCCGCGCCGAGGGGCTTGCCATCCTTCTGCCGTGCCGAGAGGTATTCTCCGGGCGAGGGCATTTCCTCACCGACGAGGTCTGCGGCATCATCAAGGTCAGCACCTTCCAGTACGGTCGGAGCAAATTCGATGATGTCGGCATCCTCACCGGCAGCAATCTTCTCGGCGAGCGGTTTCGGTTTGTCACCTGCACGGACACGTCGTCCGCCACGGTTTGTACCATCCTTTGCCATATCATCACCTGCCTATAAAAAATGCCGAAGCCACGCGGATTTCGGCTTGTAAAATATTCGAGGGGGTTAATCGGGTGTTTGAACTGCACTTTTTGTGCGCGAGAGGGGGCGCCGGTCTTGTGGTCGCTTCTCCGTAGAGATTTCGATACCCCCACTGGGCAGCCCCCAGTCCCGCCCCATCAGTAGTGATATTCGGGGGTTCTGTCCTCATTGCCGGTTTTGCGGTCGTGACAGGACTTGCATAGCGCCTGCCAGTTGGTGTCGCTCCACATCAGGTAGTGATCGCCTCGGTGCGGAACAATATGATCGACAACGGTTGCCGTCACATACTTTCCCTGCGCCAGACACTTCACGCACAGCGGATGCTTCCGCAGGTACGCCTTGCTGACACGCTGCCACTTGCTGCCGTAGCCACGCTTGGCGGCTGACGGTCGGTCAGGGTGCAGGGGCTTGTGTTCGTCGCAGTACGCACCCTCGGTCAGTCTCGGACAGCCGGGGTGCTTGCACGGTTTCAGTGCCTTCCTCGGCATCGCCGACACCTCCTTCGGGCATAAAAAATGCCGCTGCGGTTACCCACAACGGCTCTATACATATTCTTCTATTATACATTATATCACACATTACCGGTGTTTGCAAGTCCCACGGTGTCCCAACTTTTCAAGGCAGCTACGGCTGTGCTGTGCAGGCGGAACACGTGGGACTTGCTGTATCCCATTTCCTTCATGATCTCCGACCACGGCAGGAATTCAAGATATCTTTTACGCAGAAGGTCACGGGCATCACCGTCCTGCACGGTGTTGATGCGGGCTTCCATATCCGCGATCAAGGAATCGTACTCCGCCTGCGTTTCCTGTATATCCTGCTCCAGCGCCATGATCTTGAAAACGGTACCTTCCATTTTGCTGCGGTCGGGCGATACCGTCCTCGGCATATCATTGATGCCGCTGCCGTTCATGCCTTCTGCCCGCTGTCGCAGCAGGTGGATTTCGTGTATCTTACGATTGATGCGGCGGCGGAGTCGTTCCGCCTGCTCCCAGTATTCTTTCATGCAAATTCCTCCCTCATCATTTTTATCAGCTTTTCGCCGTTCATATCTGACATGAAGTCAAACCACTGCGACCGCAGGAACTGTTCACATTCAAGGGTTGTCATGATATCGTGTGATTGCAGCGCCTCCCGGTAATCCAAGAGACACTGCTTGATAATTGCTGCCGCCAGTAATTTGTATCCTTCCGTCATTTAACCCTCGCTTTCACGGCTTTCATCATCGCCGCCTGTGTCTTGTCCTTGTTTTCCAGAACCTTCATGATATCTTCGTCTATCGTACCCGCCGATACGAGGTGGTGGATAACGACCGTTTCGGACTGCTGTCCCTGTCGCCAGAGGCGGGCGTTGGTCTGCTGATACAGCTCCAGCGACCACGGCATCGTGTACCAGATGATGGTGCTGCCGCCGGACTGGAGGTTCAGACCGTGACCTGCGGAGGAAGGCTGTATCAGTGCGACCGGGATTTTGCCATTATTCCAGTCGGCAATATCGGCATCTGTCTTGATCTCTCTGCACTCGAAACGCTCCATGATACTGTCGCGCTCATGCTTGTACCAGTAAGCGATCAGCACCGGCTTGCCGTTCTGCGCTTCGATCAGATCTTCCAATGCGTCCAGCTTGTGGGAATGTATCCGCATCACGCTGCCGCAGTCGGTATAAACCGAACCGCTGGCAAGCTGTGTCAGCTTTCCACACAGGACACCTGCGTTTGCTGCCGTTATGGAATCGCGGGTGAAATCCAGACACATATCCTGCTCCATGTCTTTGTAGACCGTTGCCGCCGCTTCATCCAGCTCAACGGAATCAGCGGTCATCACCAGTTCCGGCATCTTCAGGTGGTCGGTGGTTTTCATGGAAATGCTGATGTCGGCAATCTTGCTGTATATCTGTTTCTCTGCACCCGGTCTGGGAGAATAGGTAAAACCGTTCCAGTCCGGCGTGAAGTAGGCATCACGGTACTGCCCGATTCTCTTGCCGAGGCGTTCGCCTTTATCCAGCAGGCGGAATTGCGCCCACAAGTCCATGAGACCGTTGCTGCAGGGTGTACCGGTCAGCCCGACAATACGCTTTACGAACGGTCGCACCTTTCGCAGCGCCTTGAAGCGCTTGGACTGGTGGTTCTTGAAGGAACTCAGCTCGTCAATCACCACCATGTCGAAGTCGAACGGCATCCCGCTGCTCTCGATGAGCCACTGTACGTTCTCGCGGTTGATGATATACAGATCGGCTTTCTTCCGGAGAGCTGCCAGCCTCTGTTCTCTGTTGCCGAGAACCAGACTGTAGGTCAGCCCTTTGAGGTGATCCCATTTGCTGATTTCTGCCGCCCAGCTATTCTTGCATACACGGATTGGTGCGATGATAAGAACCTTTCTGACCTCAAAGCGGTCAAACATCATATCGTTCAGCGCCGTCAGCGTTATGCTCGTCTTGCCTAATCCGCATTCCAATAATACCGCCGCCTGCGGATGTGTTTCGATGAAGTCCACGGCAAACTTCTGATAATCATGAGGTTTGTATTGCATCAATAATTCCTCCTATCTGCTCCGGGCTGTCCAGCACAAAGGCTTTGAAGCCCAGCCGCCGAAGTGTTCTGATACGCAAGCGCTGCAGCGGACGGGGCGTTTCGCCGGGAGCCTTGACCTCCACGAAACCGATTCTGCTGGACGGCATCAATACGATGCGGTCAGGCACACCTGCCGTTCCGGGAGAAGTGAACTTCCAGCAGACACCGCCGACAGCTTTCACGGCAGCGACCAGTTTTGCTTCAATTGATTTTTCTCGCATAGATTCGACCTTTCCGGGCAAAAGTGACGGTCGGTGAATGTCGTTTGCAAACCTTTCCATAGGAAGAAAAAATACATTTTTTTCTCGCCTGCGTAAGGTCTGGATATGAGGTTCACCGACTGTCACTTTCCCGATTTTACGTTGCTTTTCGTATGATGAAAGTGTCAGTCGAGGAAGTCAACCCTGAGACAAAGTCCCATGATATACCTTCCGCTATTGGTCTTTTTGTGTTTGAAACCTGCCTGCTCCAATGCGCCATAAAAGTCGGTAGTGCTACGAACATACTCTCCGTTTGCTGTACAATAATCACGATACTCTTTGTAGAGATCTCCGGATTTTGCCATATAGCTTTTATCGACCTCGCAGCAATCATTGATGAAAGAGCCGAGCCAGTCATTGCCTTCACGGTACGCACCGATAGCGTCCAACACGCACTGCGGGCGGTCTACCTTGAAATCGGCGGCGACCACTTTCATGGCACCCTCGATCAGCCACGACAAAACCGCACCGCCTGCGTTGTCGATCAGGTACTGTGTATAATTCTTCTTGTCGTTCTGTCCTTGAATCTTTGCATGGAATGGGATCACGATCAGTCTGCGCCATGTGCCGTCGTCAGAGGCAGCCACCTTCGGCAGATGGTTCGTGTACAGCACCAGCGTATGGCTCGGCTCAAAGGAGAACGGAGCCTTGAACTTCTTCTCAGCGAAAATGGGATCAGTCGAACAGAGCTGCTTGACCACAGAAGTATTCAGGCGCATTCCTTCCTGCAGCTCAGCCGCAATAATCAGGCGCTTGCCCTTCAGCTCTGCCATTTCAGGCTTCACGTTTCTCTTGCAGTTGACGGTCAGGGCATCGGCGGAGATATTACCGCTGTAGCTACCAAGCACCTTGTAGATAACATTCCAGAAGGTGGACTTGCCGTTTCTGCCGTCGCCGTATGCGATAATCATCGCTTCCGTGTATACTTTTCCGATCAGACAGAGACCGCAGATCATCTGCACATAGTCGATCAGGCTCTGGTCACCGCAGAAGAACACCTGCAAAGCATCCTCCCAGATCTGGCGACCTTCCTCATTCGGCACGACCGCCGTTACTTTGGTGATAAGGTCAGCCGGATCGGTCGCTCTCCAGCCGTCCAGACCTTTGGCAAGGTCGTAGGTGCCGCCGGGAGTGTTCAGCAGCATCGGATCACCGTCGAGCTGCTCCGGGTGCTTCAGCACCAGCGGCTTTGCGGCATCGAGCGCATTGTTCAGGCTGCGGATGTGGCGGTACTTCATGACGAAGGCACGAAAGCCCTTTGCAAACTCAAACTCGTTATCCGCCGAGAGCTGCGCATCGTTCAGACTGTCCCTGAACTTCTTGCCGCCTGCCATTGCAAGCGCACGGTTCACGCCAAGTCCCTCCAGCTTTCCCAGCTTTTCTTCCATCTGCCTGTCCGCTTCCTCAAGCTGTGCATCCGTGTGTTCGATCATCGCCATGACCGCCGCCTGCTCCGATTCCTCCCAGTAGGTGCCGTTATAGCGAAGGTAGTTCGTAGCGATCGTAAATGCAATCTCTTCACCAAAGCACTCTACGAATGTGCGGGCTTCACCGACATCTGAGAAATCATCAGGGATCAGCACATTATCGCCGTATTGGTCAGGTGGCACATAACCTTCCTGCGAGGTGACCATTTTGCCGAACTTGCAGGCGCTCTGCCAGATACCCTCCAGTTCCTCATCGTCAAGGGGCGGATCACATTCCGCTGCCTTATCCAGAAACTTGGCGTGTGCATCCTCGGTGACACCGAAACGCTTGACCAGCTTGCCCGCCATACGGGACATGGTGCTGTTGCGCTGCCCCTGCGGAATGCTGCGGTTCGACTTCATGAGCGTGAGCCAGTCCTCAATTGACAGGCTGCCCTCGTGCCAGACCACATCACCCTTCGAGCCATACAGGAAGCGTGAAGCGTCCAGTGCATTGCCGTCAAAGAACGGCAGTTCCTTGTATATGCGGGCTTTGATGTTCTTATGGAATGCGGCATCCTTGCAGGGAGTAGTCGGGAAAAATACATGAAAACGAGGGCGAGCTGTTACAGAGCCTTTCGCCAGCATATGATGACGACTGTATGTGATTGCAAACTCCACATCGCTGAGCATCTCACTGAGCTTTTCCGGTGTGATCCACTCATCGGGATTGTCGCTGTGGTCATTGTCGCAGTCCATCGGCACAACATCTGAAAGCTGAAAATTGGCATCGCTGCGGGCATTATTCGCATACAGCGCACACACATGGTCGAACGTGACTGCCTTGCGGAGATCCGCTTCCGAGGTAATGACCTTCTGATTCGGGTAAATCGTATTCTTTGCGTTGCCGGTACAATCGGCAGTGTACAGGGTAAACTTCATATCTTTTCCTCCAAATCCTCCGTGAAGTAACGGATTTTCATGTGCTTGCGCTTTGCCCGTTCGATCTCCGCTTTCATGCCGGAGCTGACCGTGTCGCCGAACACCCACAGCTCCAAACACTTGCTCATCAGCACCCAGTTCATGAAAATGGCTGTATCCCGTTCCTCCGGAATATTGTCGTCCATAAACTGCGTGAAGTAGATATGGGGCGTGATCGGCAGGTAATGCCGGTCAACAGCAAAGCGGCTGTATCGCTTGGCGTTCTCGACGTTCTTCTCCGTATCACCGGAGTAAGGCGAACAGATATACACGACGGGACGGAAGGCGGCAGCTTTTGCCGCAGCCTTCTCCTCCTTCTCGATGCGAGTAAATGCCTCGTGTTCCGTCGGACTTGCATAGCCTTCGCTGTTATAGAAATCAGCCATGCTTCACCTCGTTCCTGCCGCAGGGCTTTCTGTCACAGCCCTTATTGCAGAGCTTCCCGCAGCGGGGGCATTTCACATAGACGTTCTCCAGCTTGACCAGCTTGCCGCTGACCAGCGCATAAAACCATTCAATACTGTATTTCATAACCTCAATCCTTTCTGTAAAATTCGCACTCGTATCCGTCCGCCCGCAGGAGCAGACCTTCCGCCCATTCAGGTGTTCGTTCCATCTGTCGGCAAACCTCTTCAAGAGACATCCTGCGGTCAGCTTCAATAATCATTTCGTCGTGTATGTGACCGACGATAAAACAGCAGCGCAGCGTTTGCATAGAGAACATCAGCAGATCACGAGCTACCGCCTGCACGATGTTCTCGACAAACTTCGGACCGTAGCTCTCTATGCGTTCCCACTTCTTCGATGCGCCCACGCCCATATAGGTGACGGACTCTCCGCCGAACTGGTTCTCACCGATCTGTGGGTGCGCGTAGCACAGCTTCCGACCGGAAGGCAGCGTGATAAAGAGCATCTTACTCTGGTAGCTGAACTGCAATCCGTGTGTTTCTGTGGTGGTTTTCTGCTTGATCGCCTTCTTGACAGCATCATCGACCGCCCACCAGAGCTTGACGATGTTGGGAGAAGCATCACGCCAGTCGGTCACGATCAGCTTCAGCTCCGCGTCAGTAAGGTTCAGGGCATCGCCGCCCATTGCCTTCATCGCGCCGACGCTGCCGCCGTAGCCGCAGGCAAGTTCCGCGACCTTGCCCTTCTGACGCAGTTCACCGTTGATGCCATGCTTCACGACCGGTACGCCGAACATCTTTGATGCCGAAGCACAGTAAATATCCGCGCCGTTTGCAAAAGCGTCCATGCGCCACTGCTCTCCGGCAATCCAAGCTATTACTCGTGCCTCGATCGCCGAGAAGTCCGCGACAATAAGCTTATATCCCGGTCTGGGTACAAAAGCAGTGCGGATAAGCTGCGATAGCGTATCAGGCACATCCTCATAAAACATCTCGACCTCATCGTAGTAGCCGTACTTGACTGTATTTCTCGCTTCGGTCAGGTCAGGAATATGATTCTGCGGCAGGTTCTGCAATTGAATAATCCGTCCTGCCCAGCGCCCTGTGCGGGAAGCGCCGTAAAAGCTGAACATTCCTCTTGCACGATGATCGGAGCAGGCTGCCGTCTGCATCGCCTGATACTTTTTGACACTGGACTTTGACAGCATAAGCCGCAGCTCCAGCACTGACTTCACCGGATCTTTCGCAGTCTTGAGCAGTTCCTTCACGGCAGCTTTGTCAAGACAGTCCGATTTATATCCCTGTTCGCCGAGCCATTCCAGAAGCTGATACACAGAATTCGGGTTCTCGATGCCAGTAAGCCTGCGCATTTCCGCCGACAGCGTCGCCTTCGCCTGTGCATCCAGCGTGAGTGCGGCATCGACCAGTTCCATATCAACACGGATGCCGCGATCGTTGATCTCCTGATCGAGATAAAATTGCTCCCAGATAAAATCCGGTACCGGAAAACGAGAAAGGCGCTTGTCAATGGCAAGCTCCGCCTCCACGTCCTGTTTGTTATATGCCTTGAAGGTTTCCCACTTATCCGGTGCATCGGCAGGGGTGTGGAACTTCGGAATACCGTTCACCGTATCGTAGGGTACACAAAAATACTTGATGAGCGCCTTACCCTCCGGCATTTTCTGCTGTTCCAGCTTCAGGGCAGCTCCTGCAGAAGCAAGCGTTGATGGCAGACCGAGCGTCCGGCAATGGATCATGGTACACTGCCAGCCGACCGGACTTAGATAATCGCCGACGGTATCGGCTTCAATGCTGTAACTGCGGAAGATCTGCGGGTACTCCTCGCGCAGATATCTGGAAAGACATACACGCTCAAATTGCACGTTGAATGCCCGCTTGATGACCGATTCATCGGTGAGAGCAGTCAGAATATCTTCGGGGACACGATCGCCGTTCGCCAGATCATAAAGCTGCACTGCACCGTCATCCACTGACACGCTCATCAGCGTAATAGCAAAATACGGAGAATCGACGTAAGCGTACACACCACACTTGGTGATGTCACGGTCACTCCGAGTCTCCAGATCGATTTCTAAAGTTTTCATGGTAACACTTCCTTAAACCCACCCGAACGGTTATACCGCCAGTCGCCCTCCCGACATTCACTTATTTCTTACGGTTCTTGAAGTGGTCAATCATAATGCTGACCGTCATAATCGTCCAGCAGATCATCGTGATGCTTCCGGAAACACACAGAATGAGAGAGAATACTGTACTCATACGCCGTCACCTCATGAAAGGAAATCGTCGTCATCATCGTCGTCGCTGAAATCATCCTCAGCACGGGACTTGCCGCCGAGAGGCTCACCGTCACGGAGCTTCTGGAGATTGTTCAGACCGCAGGCGATGCCCTTATTGCCGTTGGTGTTGAAAGCGTAGAAGTTGATGGAAGCTCTGCCGTAGATACCGGAGTAAAGTTCACTGGTATCGAGAATCGGCTGGCAGTCGGCATCCACAACACCGGGCTTGGTAGCACTGTTTGCGTTGATGAAATAGCAGCCTGCGTATGCCTCATCGTCAGGACGTTCCTCGTCGCCGTCACGCAGCGGAGTCTTAATCGCCTTCAGCGCCGGGACGGACTTGCCGTTGCCCTTGAGCTTGGACTGACCTTCGTCGTATGCAGCCTTAATAGCCACCTTGATCTTCTCGACTGTCACGGTATCAGACTTCGGAATGATGAGCGACACGCTGTACTTCGGGGTGCCGCCGTTGATTGCTTTCGGCTCGTTCACGATCAGATAGCTGAAGCGTGTATTCTTGCCGGTGATCACTTTGCACGGATTTGTCATTTTACTCATTTTCAGTTTCCTCCTTGAAATCATCAATTGTCCATGCCGGACGCTTGTCCGACTCTGGTACGAGTGTGGGTTTGCCCTTCGGCTTCTCGATCAGAGAGCCGAGCAGGGTGTTGAACTTTTTAGCGCCGAGCAGCTTGGTCATTGCGGTCACGCCCATGAGCTTCTTCTCAAAGGGATCATAGCCTGCTTCGATAACTGCTGCTGCAACGGTATCGGTGTCTGTGTATCTGCGGTTGCTGCGTCCTTCCACGACCTTGAAGCCGGGATAGCATTTGCCGCTGATATGCACGACGGCGATATTGACCGTCCCGATGACGAGAACTACGCAGGTCATTTCTTCTTTAATGCGACATCTAAGGACGCACCGCAGATCGTTGACCGTCATGTGCAGCCGATACTCGACCCGATGGAGTGCGGCAGCGGCGATTACTGCAATGTGTCCGTCAACTTCTACGGATTCGCAGCATCCGGCAACAAGGGCATCGCGGCAGGACTCCAGAACATTCAGCTTGTCCGTCACGGTGAGCGCCTTGCCGGCAGACCGACTGCGGCATCCGATTTTGTGGAGGTCGAGGGCGATGATGCCGATGAGCTTGACGATGATGATATGGATTTTCTGAACTGAGATAAGGGAGGCGTGTCCTCCCTTTTACATACACAAGGTGGTGATCATTATTGAGCAGACGTGTACTTTCCATCGACTTAGAGACCTATTCGGATGTTGACCTCCCGAACTGCGGTGTGTACCGCTATGTAGAGGGAGATTTTCATATCCTGCTGTTCGCATATGCATTTGACGATGAAGAAACAAAATGCGTGGATATGGCCTGCGGGGAGCATCTCCCGGCAGATGTCGTGGATGCACTGCAGGATGACAGTATTATCAAATCGGCATGGAACGCACAGTTTGAGCGTACCTGCCTGTCAAAATATCTCGGCACACAGCTTTCCCCGGATTCGTGGCAATGCACGATGGTCTGGGCGGCATCGCTGTCGCTGCCGCTGAAGCTGGCAACTGCGGCGCAGGCTCTGAAGACCGCACAGCAGAAGGACGCCGTCGGTGAGCGCCTGATCCGTTATTTCTCTCTGCCCTGTAAGCCCACCAAAGCAAACGGCGGCAGAACAAGGAATCTGCCGGAACATGCCCCTGAAGACTGGAAGCTGTTCAAAAGCTACTGCATACAGGACGTGGAGACCGAGAGGGATATCCGTCGTAGACTTGAAAAGTTCCCCCTGCTCCCACAGGAATGGGACTACTACCACATGGATCAGCGTATCAACGACCGCGGTATCCTGATCGACAAGGAACTGGTACAGCAGGCGATCATCTGCAATATGGCGATGTCCGAAGAAATGACAAAACGGGCCTACGCACTGACAGGACTTGAAAATCCGAATTCTGTATCTCAGCTGAAGGGCTGGCTGGAAGAACGCGGTATTGAGGTGGATTCCCTCGGCAAAAAGAATGTCGCTTCTCTGATCACAGACCTCGACAAGCACAGTGCGGACGGTGAAGCTCTGGATATGATGAAGCTGCGGTTGCAGATGGCAAAGTCCTCTGTGAAAAAGTATCAGGCGGCAGAGAGATACATCTGTCAGGACGGCAGAGCGCACGGATTATTTCAGTTCTCCGGTGCGAACCGTACACAGCGCTGGGCAGGACGCGGGATTCAATTGCAGAATCTCCCGCAGAACCATATCTCCACCCTCGATGAAGCCCGTGAGCTTGTGAAAATGGGCTGTTTTGATATGATCGAAGCATTGTACGGCAATACACCGGATATTCTGTCACAGCTTATAAGAACTATGCTCATTCCGAAAGATGGCTGTGAGTTTATCGTGGCTGACTTCTCTGCTATCGAGGCTCGTGTACTTGCATGGCTTGCAGGAGAACAATGGCGGCTGGATGCATTTCAGCGCGGTGAAGATATCTACTGTGCTTCCGCTTCGCAGATGTTCGGCGTTCCGGTCGTGAAGCACGGTATCAACGGTGAACTGCGGCAGAAAGGCAAGGTCGCAGAACTGGCCTGCGGTTACGGTGGCGGTGCCGGTGCGCTGATCTCTATGGGCGCACTGGATATGGGACTGAAAGAGGATGAACTTCCCGACATCATTTCAAGCTGGCGCGATGCAAATCCGGAGATCGTAAAGTTCTGGTATGCCGTAGAAAAAGCGGTAATCGAAACAGTAAAGGACCATACGGACAGAACAGTTGGCAGGATCGGTTTTCAGTTCTCTGCAAATACACTGTGGATCGTGCTGCCGTCAGGTCGCAGGCTTGCCTACATCAAACCAAAGCTGCAGCCGAACCGCTTCGGGCGCATGGCACTGACCTTTGAAGGGCTCGGCGCAAACAACAAATGGACACGCGGCGAGACCTACAGCGGGAAGCTGACAGAGAACATCACACAGGCGACCGCCCGTGACCTGCTTGCCGAGGCAATGCGGCGCATGGAGCTTGCAGGGCTCGGCATTGTCGGCCATGTACACGATGAAGTCATTCTCGAAGTGCCGAAAGGACAATACACTGTCGATGATGTGTGCAATATCATGAACCGAAATCCGGCATGGGCGGACGGCCTTCCGCTGTCCTCTGCCGGATATACAGGCAATTATTATTTCAAAGACTAGGAGGATATTTCTATGAAACAGGGACGAGCATTACCGGAGGTGCTGACAGAGCTTCAGCGTCAGAATGCGGCAAAGCAGGACTATATCGGTGCAGCGGAGGCATTCCGTCTGGACGAAGACGGCAGCACATTCCGCATCGGGGACGATCACAGCTTCGGCACAACACAGCTTTTCCATCGTCAGGTGGCATCGGCACTCGGTATCCCCGCGAGATATTATGATACGAGGACGGGAGTGCTATGCGGGACTGGACCTTTCCAGCACATCGGATATTACGGCTTTTGTTCTGGTGTTTCCGCCACTGACCGAGGGCGAAAAATACATCGTTGTCCCCCACTTCTGGCTGCCGAGAGAAACCCTTGACCTGCGTGTGCGGCGAGACCATGTTCCCTACGATGTCTGGGAGCGCATGGGGCTTTTTCATATCACTGAGGGCAATGTGGTGGATTATAACTTTGTGCGGAAAACGATCAATGAGCTGCACACGATGTATAACATTAAGGAGATCGCAGCCGACCGATGGAACGCTACACAGCTGATCACAGACCTTGAGGGAGACGGATTTACCGTTGTTCCGATGGGCATGGGCTTCAAGGATATGTCACCGCCGATGAAGGAGCTGTACAAGCTCATACTCGAAGGTATGTTCGTTCACGGCGGCAATCCCGTTCTCAGATGGATGGCAGGAAATGTGGTCGCTGAAATTGATGCGGCGGAGAATATCAAACCGAGCAAAAAGAAAAGCACTGAGAAAATCGACGGCATTGTCGCATGGATCATGGCACTCGACAGAGTGATCCGCCATGAAATGCAGGGCAGTGTCTATGACGAACCCGATCATGACCTGATCGTTCTGTAGGAGGTAATATTTATGGGCTTATTAAGCTGGCTTGGCATTAACAAGCCGAGAGATGCACCGTCATTGCCGGATATCCGGGACAATGTCCGTGATTCCGGTAATCTGTTTGTATTCGGCATGACGCACAGCGGAGAACGTGTTGACGAACGAACGGCAATGCAGATCGTTACCGTATACGCCTGCGTGAGGCTGCTGTCAAATACCATCGCAGGGCTTCCGCTGCATCTGTACAGATATACAGGTGCCGGCGAGGATAAGGAACGCGCTACCGATCATCCGCTGTATAAGATACTTTACCGGCAGCCTAATCCGGAAATGAGTTCATTTTCATTCTGGGAGGCGCTGATGTGTCATCTGCTGCTCTGGGGCAACGCATACGCACAGATCGTCCGTGACGGTAAGAATGATATTCTCGGTCTGTATCCGCTACTGCCGGAAAACATGGAGATCGACCGCGACCCGAAAAGCGGTGACCTGATCTACACCTACCACGCATACACCGATGAAAAGCCCGGTGAGCATGATAAGGATATCATCTTTCAGCGAGACGAGATTCTTCACATCCCCGGTCTGGGATTCAACGGTCTTGTGGGATTCAGTCCGATTGCGATGATGAAAAATGCGCTGGGCGCAGCAATGGCGGTGGAGCGTTACGGCAGTGCCTTCTTCAAAAACGGAGCGCAGCCCGCCGGTGTACTCGAGCATCCGGGCGTACTGAAAAATCCGGAAAAGATCCGTGAAAACTGGACGAGAGTGTACGGCGGTTCCCGCAATGCACACCGTATCGCAGTCCTTGAGGAAGGTATGCAGTATAAACCAATATCGCTGCCGCCGGAGGATTCGCAGTTCCTATCCACTCGTGAATTCGATGTGGAGGAAATATGCCGAATGTTTCAGGTTCCGCCCCATCTGGTGCAGGACCTGAAGCGCAGCACCTTCAATAACATCGAGCATCAGGGCATCGCATTCGTGCAGTATTCGCTCATGCCGTGGATCATCCGCATTGAAAAAGGCATCATCAAAGACCTTCTGCTGGAGGAGGAACAGGATGTATATTTCCCGAAATTCAATGTGGACGGCCTGATGCGCGGCGATTATCAGAGCAGAATGAACGCTTATGCGATCGGTGTCGGTAACGGCTTTATGAGCCCGAATGATGTGCGCAGGCTTGAAAACATGGATCTTATTCCGCACGATCTCGGCGGTGATGATTATTACCTCAACGGCAGCTACAACAAATTACAGGATGCCGGTGCAGCCTATGATCTTGACGA